TATTATCCTGGGTTATACGCTGGGTCTACTGACTTGGTTTGTAATCACAATGGTAAAGATGCAATAGTAGATTTTAAACAAGCAAACAGACCGAAGAAGAAAGAATGGATTGAAGATTATTATCTGCAGATTGCAGCATACGCCATGGCTCATGACTACGTTCATGGTTCTGCAATTGAAAAGGGTGTAATTATGGTATGTACACCTGACTTATACTATCAAGAATTTGTCGTAGAAGGGGCAGAATTAAGGCAATACAAACATAAGTTTTTGAAAAGATTAGACATGTATCATGAGTTAATCTTTGATGAAAAAGAGAAAGCAAAAGTAAAAATAAACCCGGAGGACTTTTTTAATGGAGCGTAAAGGTAGAATTCATGGTTATTACTACGATGGTGAAACCCAGTGGGTAATGTATGAAGATGAAGATGGCTATATAGAAATGAGAGAAATGGAGGAAGACGATGAACAATAAACTTAGAATGGTTCTAAAGAAAAGATACGAAGCTGAGATTGAAGATGCAAAATATAAAATTGAGTGTTTCAGTCAACAAGAACTTATTATACCTGAGCATCCTGATATTACAGGAGAGGTAGATAAGTTGTTAGCTAAGATATCTGCTGCTGAAGACAAGTTGGCAGTAATGGAGCTACATTATGGCAAGAATGTGGCAAAAGAAGTATTATAATTCGACACTTAGGGTGTCGAATGGGTGTCGAATAGGTGTCGCAAAGGTGTCGCAAATTCAAGGTAACATTGATTTGTTCACTATTTGGACCAAAAAATTCGACACTTGCGATACCCTTGCGATACCCTTGCGAGGGGGGGGGTGTCGAAAAATTAGTGTTTAATACCAACGCTTATAGATCAATTTTGGCATTTGCGATACCTTTTCAGTTTTTTTTATTTTTAGCGCAACAAAAAAATAAATTGTCAACTAGGTGTCGAAAGAGTAAAAACTGATTATGCCTAGGAAAAGACGTAAAAGAATTGCAACTGATAACTCTCCCGATATACCTTATCCGAGAGTCAGAGTGGAGTGGATTGATTGTGTCAGTGACTCTGGCTGGGCTACTGATAAAGAGTTTGATAAAATGAAATTAGCAAAACCTGTTAACGAAGGTTGGTTGTATTCAAAAGATAAAACTTCTGTAAAACTATTTGCATCTTACGATAAAGATGATGATGGTATTACGTTTGGGGATCGGACTATGATTCCTCGTCAGTGGGTAAAGAAGATTCAGAAACTTTAGATGAAGAAATCTTGTCGTCAATTATCTGGCCGTAGTCTTCTCTTATTTTTTTCATTCTGTTGTCTAGTTCTTCCTCTGATAGCTCCTCTAATTTTCCTGTTTTTATTATTTTACGGTCTATATATAATCCTGCCGCTTTTCCTCTATTTGTTTCCGCATTGACTGCAGCAGAGAAAGAGTCTTTTTTCAAAGCAGCTCTTTTGATTCTATCAAGTTCAGCTATGTGGCCATCGTAAGTTACTTCGTGTTTGGATAGTCTTTCTTCTCTCAATTCAGATATGTGAGCAACAACCAAAGGTGATAGTCTAGGATTCGTAAGTTCAGATCCTTCTTGTCTTGCTCTTGCTGGTGAGTATCCAGCTTGGATTGCTGCTTCTGTTTGCGACAGCGGTCCGTCTTTGTCACCGAACACTAATAGTTCGGCAAACCTTCTTTGCATCTCAGTTAGTCTTTTTGGTACTCCCATGATTGACAATGTAAGATAAGTGTCCTATAAAGTCAAGAATCGAAAGTTTATATGTACGTCAAGCACCTTCAGGAGTATCTAGATAAGTTCACAAATGGTACAAAGGGAAATGCTGTAAGTAATGCAAAAATATACATTGCGACTCCCGGTGGTTATCTTGAAGAGATTAGGCGTATCGAAGTGCATGAAAGCTCAAACCCACAAGACATGTCTATCAGAGTAGTCCTGAAACCTAACAAGGAAGAGAAGTTAATACTTCCTCCTGGTTACATAAAAGACTATTAATTTAATTTGCATGTTACCTCGAAAATAACATGGGTCCAGAGCGTAAATTTTATGAAGAAGTTAAGAAATCTATACCTTCGATATCTTGGATTAGACTTGAAAATAATAGCTTACATGGTACTCCCGATCTATTGGGCTATAATAATTCTGGCGTCTTTTTCACAGTAGAATTAAAGGTAACAAAAGGTAACAAAATCCGGTTCAGTCCGCATCAAATTGCGTTCCATGTACGTCATCCTAACAACTCATTTATCTTAGTAAAGTGCCTCGGTCAGAGGTCCGTAAAACTTTTTCAAGGTTCAAGAATCACGGAGCTTGCAGCTTGTGGCTTGTCGCTTGAGGCTTGCTGCTTGGGGCTTGAGGCTTGTGGCCTCTTCTTCGAGAAGCTTGGCGCTTGAGGCTTGTTGCTTGTGGCTTGCAGCTTGGGGCCCTGACCAGGCGCACGCTCGCTTGCAGCCGTCGCTTCAGCATTGCTAATGGCCTGATCAGATTGTGGGCTGTCAGTGCGCGATGACTGCACAGCCCTATTACGTAGCTTTCGTAATTCTTTATAATACTTTGGATGTCTAAACATATCAATGAGCTTTATATG